CCCTCTTACTTATAATTAATTCCTTTATAAATATTAACTTGTTGCCCCACTTTATAAGGACCTACTTTTGCGTCTTTTTCTATCTCAGTAATAGTAGCCATAGCGGAGGATTTTCCAATAGAATCTATTTTAACTGTGTATTTAATACCTTTTATATCAACGTCAAATATTTCTCCCACTTTAGGGATTTTAGGGAGTGCTCCTTCGTTAAGTTCACTTAATCTCTCACAATAAGATTCAAACATTTTATCCATACTATTATTCCACCTTTCTTATTTTATATTAGGGTTAGAGTTTACATTTCCTACACTAGCCACATCTCCTGCGATAATACCCTTTTTATTAGGGTAACATTGTTTAAGGGCTTTAACAGCCATATCAATATTATTCAAGGTTTGATTAGAGGTATTCATTTCTACTGTCCTATTTTGTAAAGTCTGAAGTATCTTACCCATATTATTCATAACAAGCCCTTTCCCTCTAAAACTCCTTATATCTATACTGACAAATCATATCAAGGAATTACCCACAGAATTTTTAAAGTCTTCAATAATTCCCTTTATTTCTAATTTATCTTCTCGATCTAATTGACTCAGGTCAAGTTTACTGAGTTTACCTGAGATATAGCATGTTAATAATCCTCTAATAACTGTTGAATAATCCTTAGTATCATGCAATAAATCCAAGCTTTCATTTATAGAATCAAAGTAATTAGTAAGTTTAGGGTTCTCAATTACTTTAACTATTTCTTTAGTTGGGGTATTTTCAGGAGTAGAAACCCTTTGTTTTTTTCTCATAGAATTAAAAGCTCCTCCACCCATGTCAGTAGGATATCCCCCAAACATTGAGGAGTTCTCCCTAACAGGTACGGATTCATTCCCAGTTCCCTTTTTTAGGGATTTAAATATATCTTTAGATGTATTAGGATTCCCTCTCATTATTCTTCCTCCAATAAATTAAGTATCTCATGTATACCTTCGACAAGAATATCAGCTATATAATTTAGTTCAGAGGTTAGCACTCTCATATCTAATCCCACTGAAAAAAACATAGTTTTATTATCATCAGCGTAGCTTTCTACATTCTCTACACTTTCTCCCTTTACATACTTTTTAATTATTCTTTGTATATCACTGGGTTTAATTTTAGGGGATTTGAGTCCTCTTATACCGAGCAAGAAATTTATATTAATTGTATTTTTAAATGAGTCATACTCATAGGATTCCATTTTGGAGGACTCATAAAAGTCTTTAAGGATATTAGATTTAACTCTATCCACAAAATTTTGGTACTTCTTGTCTAATTGTTCTCTAATCACACTCTCACTAACAGTCATGTTCTGGATTTCACTTCTCATATTTTGCAGTCCCAATAGTGTAATTTCCTTCATAAAATCATTATATAAAGAAGTGCCACTAACAGTTATATAGTAAGGATTTCCTACCACATCTTTTTCTAAATCCTTCTCAATGTTAGTAGCATTAAAGAAAGTTTCCTCTTTCATTCTCCTAAGAACTATTAACTCAGCGTTAACAAGATTTCTCATTGTTTTATTAAAATCAAAAACATTGAGGGTACTTTCCCATATTTTATGTAGGAAATTTAGGGATACAGGAAATTTGAGATGATTTTTATCCATCACATAGATTAATCCTACCAAGTTTCCGTTCTCGGTTACATCCCCCAGATTATACTTCAATATAATGCTAGACAAGGACTTTAAATCCTTATCTAGCACATTATATTTACCTGTCAGGAGTAGTTTTAGATTATTCATGAACCCCGACTGGAATTTCATTATAACACTCCTCTACTCACTTTATAGGATTACGTCTTTACCATTAAAAGCAGAATCAAGTATAACTGAAGTTACTGTAAATCCCTCATTTATAAGTAGTGCTCTTGCTCTCACTCTATTTCCTAAAGTTTGAACATTCCCATCTTTTACTAAAACATAACCCTTTTGAGAATTATATTTTAATACTGATTCTACAACCTTAGTTTCTTCTATAGCATCAGGTTTAACTTCTTCTGTAGCATCAGGTTTAACTTCCTCAGTAGCATCAGGTTTAACTTCCTCAGTAGCATCAGGTTTAACTTCCTCAGTAGTATCAGGCTTAGGGTCTAATACTTCCTCGGTAGCATCGGGTTTAGGGTCTAATACTTCATCGGGTTTAACTTCTTCCCCAACATTCTCAATAAGCATTTCAGAAAGACATTCATTTATGAATCTTTCTTCTACAGGAATATCTTTAAATATTTCTATATCTTTTCTAGAAACTGTTAAAGTAATTTCCTTATTCTCATTTAGTTGAAACTTAATGATATCATTAGTTTCTAGGGGATGAACTTTATTACCGTTCTCTAAATCAAAGCCCTCTTTAACCATGTATCCAGCACTCATATCAACGCCAGCGTGGACTTTAGCTTTTCTAATCTTCATAGTTTTTCTTCTCATCATTTTTGAAGCTGAGGTTTGTTTTTTCTTACCCATTTTTGCGGCATTCTTTCTCATTTTTGATAGAGCGGATGCTGACAATTTAACATAAGAAGTTCCAACTCTTTTATATCCTTTTTTAGGTTTAAGTTGGAATTTCTTAATCTTCCCATGAGAAAATTTAACAAACACTTCATTAACTGGTATTCCTGCTACTTCCTCAGCAACTGATTCAAGAGTCATAGAATCTTGAGGAATTTCCTCAGCATATCCACTAGACACTAAATCATCTAAATCTGAAGCGGTAAGAACAACCCCACCCTCTATTAAACTTGAACTTTCATCATAAATATCTACAGAAAATTCCTCATCACTTTCCCCTGCATTAAGAACCATAAAGCTACCTGTAGGGACTACAATAGTGCTTCCATCATCCTTCTCAAATTCAAAGTCCTCAGTTACTCCAAGAACTGCCCCAACTTCAACCTCTGCCATTTCCTCAGTAATAATATTATCTGTAGAAACTTCAGCTAGAGTCTTACCTAATACTGTATCAACATTATCTTGAATTTCAGCGGATACAGCCTCTATCTTACTGTCTGCCGATTCATTTAAGGTAACATTATTTTCTGCACAAAAGCTCTCAACTTCTCTTTTAATTATCTGATTCAATTCTAATCCGTACTTCATACTATAACTCCTCCATTCATTATATTAATTATGATTTTTCGTATCTTACATTAATATATAAAAAATTTTATTTATCTTAATATATTGTAATACCCCATTGAATTATCAAGCTTTGAGTCTAAGTCTGTTTTTTCACTAGTGCCTTCTGAAATTAACTGATCTGCTTCAACTTCAAAAACCCCACTCTGAACTTTATATTTACCCCTTATCCTACCCTCTGTAATTTTAGATAAAGCTGTTGAATAAGCTTCTACCCAACCCCGCCACTCAGAATCCAAATCCTCAAAAGTTATCACATTCTTAGTATACTCTATAGTAACTGAGCCAGAATAATCGTCCACATATAACAAATCCCCATCTATATAATAATCATACATAGCCAACTTTCTTAGCTCTGCTTGATTACCTATTATAGCCAAGGCATCATTAAATCGTGGATTATTAGGGTTAAGGTTTCCCCCAGTGGATAGAGCCATTGAACTTACGTCAAATATATCACCTGATGAAGCTCCTGACATAGATGGATATATATTTTTTACTGTTTCAACATCCAGCCCTGCTAAACTAGTAACTCCTCCTGCTATATATCTCTCAGCAGTTTTAGTAGGGCAAGCCTTACTTTGGCATCTTCTCACTGCTTTGTCAATTAATACACTAATTTGGTCATCCTTAATACGTAATGTGATTACAGGATAACCCAATTCTATTTTAATACTCTCTATTAAACTTTCTTTTGTTATCATATCACATCACCCGACCTTAATGGTTCTGGGACTTCTTCTTTTTCTTTCCAAATCCCTCAATAGAAGGTTTTTCGGTAACTATATCCTCATTAACAGGAGCTGCTACAATCTCTACTTCTCTTTCTACTATTTCTATATCCTCAATATTAGGGATTTCGGTATTAGTAGTTTCTGCTATTTCTACACTATCCTCTATGTTAGTAGTTTCTATGTTAGTAGTTTCTACGTTAGTAGTTTCTATGTTAGTAGTTTCTATGTTAGTCTCAACTGGTTTTTCAATCCCACACATTTTATAGTAATCATCATCAGAAAATACTACTAATCCTGTTTTCCTAAGTCCCAAGTAATAATTTAATTCTTTAGGTTTACCTTCAAAGTACATTGCTCTTTTTGATTTGATTTTTGTTCTACTCACAAAATGAAATTTAAAAAACTCCGAGTCTCCAATATTAGTGTTTACAAGATACATTTCTCATTTCCCCCATTTCACTATCTTTTATTATTAAAGGGAGGAGAATCTCCCCTCCCTTTATAAATATCTTACAGCATTATCCCTTAAGGAACATCAAAAGGAGTTACTGACTCAATATGAGTAATTGCTATCCTATGGTACATGTTAGGGTTAACAACCTTTTTAGCATAAACTGTACAGAATCCTCTTTTTGCTTTAAGGTTTTCATCAACTAATAGTTGAGTTGCAAAGATAGGAATGTAAGGAGCATATACATAACCTGCTTCTATAAACATTTCGCCCTTAGCTCCAACTAACATAGCATCATCATCATAGTTAGGATTTTTGTAAACTTTATATTTTTCTTCAAGAATACCACAAAGATGAGGACCACCAACGATTCCACCTGTTGAAACTCTTTGGAAATGATCTTTTCCTAAACCTTCGATTGTAGTAGCGGCGTTCTTACCACATATAACGAAAGTTCCCTCATATCTCTTAGTAAGAGATAGTATAGTGTTGGAAGCATTATTGATAGCATCTATAATTTCTAGTTGCCAATCAGCTATGCCCATTCCCTTATAAGGAGGTTCTGAGTTCCATCCAGAATCTGATCCAGCTATAGCAAGAAGGTCAGTCATGATTTCGTTATCAATTTCAAATCCGATTTCTCCACTAGTAGCTTTCATGATAACTGTATCCATGTCTAAACCGAATGACATTTTAAGATCATAAGCGGTATCAAACATGTAAACGGATTTAAGTTTTCTTGGTCTAGCTACTACAGGCTCACTTTCCACAGATACGTTCACTTCTGATACTTGAGCATCAGGACTATTTAAATCATAATTCCATGTAGCTGTAACATCAATAGTAGTTGATACTATATCAAGGTGAATACGACCTGTAGCATAAGTAATTGTCTTATTTGTGTTACCATCTTTTAAAGTACCTGCAAATGTACCAGTTAATCCATCTCCTGTAGGAGTATCTGTTACGGACTTAGTTCCATCTGTTAAAGTAACAGAACCTGGAATAACAGGGAAATATGGTAAAGATTTATCAATTGTTTGTGCAGAACCATGAGCTACTACGATTTCTCCAGTAATTCTTTCCCCTGAATAATCATTTCCAGCAAATCCAGTGCTAGGGGTTAACATGTTAGAATTCTGAGCAATCTGTCCTTTTTTATCAGCATATTTGAATTTTAAGAAGAATACTTGACCAGTTCTTCTATCCAATGGTTGTACTGATACGATATCATTAGCGATAAGGTTAGGCATAACAGCGGTAACAATATCAAATACTGTACTTTGGAAAGTGTTTACCATTGAAACATCAGTAGTCTCAGTGATAAGTCCATTAGTCAATCTTCCTTTTGCTATTTCTAACTCAGTTTTTGTATTTTCAAGCAAGATAGCTAACTGAGTAGCTTCTAAATCTGAAAATCCCTCTACATGTTCTCTAACTACGCTTATGTAGTCATTCCAATCTTCCATTAACGGCTTATAACTTTCATAAATATTGTATCTCATTTTCATCTTCCTCCCATTTATATTTTATTCATTATTCCTCTTCTACTACCTGTATTACTGTACACTGTATTTAAAATACGTGGTTTTTTATCTACACTAGTAAAGGGCACATCTTCGACACTCACCACTTCCAAGTTATCTTTAATAATCAGACTCTCACATGCAATGTATATATCATTGAGAGAATAGTGGTCATCTAACTTTTCTAATACCAAGCTAGACTCTAATCCATATTGTCCACTCACAGATTTAACCAAATCCTTCTGTCTATCAAATATTTGAACTTTATAGTCCGCATTAACTTGAGAAAGATTCTCGACCTGTTCATTTAGGGATTTAATTTTACTATTATACTCTTCATATACAGCATTCATCTGCAACTTAGCAGTTTTTAAGCTTCCGCTTTCTGCTACAAGCTGTTTATTTGCGGATTCCTTTTCCTGTCTTAGCTCTCTAACTAATTTCTTAGTTGTAAGAAGTTCCATACTTTGAGACTCAGAGGATTTTCTCAAATCTCCCATTTCTTTTGCATGGGATTCCTTTATAGAGGCAAGTTCTTTCAAGGAATTAGCAAACTCTTTTACCAAGTCATCATAATCTTGTACTTCGGAGTATTTCTCAATGTCCCCCTTAAGTCTAAGATTTTCCGTAACCAACGCACTATTTTCAGTTTCAATTTTACTCATACTTTCGGATGTCTTCTCATACAACACTTTCTTATTATCCAATTCCTCTTTGTACATTCCCATCTCTTCAACTTTAAGCTCTAAATCGGATATCTTATCTTCCTGTTCGGATATAGTGTATCCGAGGGATATAATATTATCCTCATTAATTTTTAAAATTTCTTTGAGTTTTGTACTTCCCTCTTCAACCTTAATTAGTACCTCATTTTTTAACTTTAATTCCTTAACCTGCTCTACTAACTCATTTAAATCCTTTTTAACAGAGACATTTTCTTGTAATGTTTCTTCGAGTAATTTATTAGTATCACTATCCTTTTGAATTGAACTATCTTTTAGTAAGTTCAGTTCCTCTTTTAAAGATGATATATGTTTATAACTTTCCTTCAAAAGACACAAAGTGGTGTTTTTTAGGGATTCATTACTTTTATCATCATCCTTAGAGTTTAACCCTTCTAATATAGACAGTTCTCTATCTAAAGAGTAGTTCTGTAAACTATATATAAAATCTTTTAAAATTTCTTTATCTTTTTTTGACGAGCTTTCAATGATCTCACAAATTTTAGAATGTGCCTCTTCGGATATTTCAACTTTATCCATGCCCTCAACCCCTTCATTAAGGGGTCTAGCATTTTTAACAGATGGGTAGGGTACTGCGTCAAAAGTTATAAAATGATAAGTTTCCTCATCTACTTCTATATAACCTTTTTTCTGTTTAAGGACTCCTCCTGCCCTAGATGAAAAGCCAATAACTGAGCCATACTCATATAGAACATTTAATATATTTCCGAGTGGAGTATCTAAGATATCTATTGTTGCACAGACTTGTTGTTTATCAGGTACTTTATGCATTTCGGAAATATTATGAGAGACCCTTGAAAAATCTATTTCAAACCTATCTGTTGGATGATTAGCTTCCCCATACAAGGTTTTATTATCCATTTGTTCAGCCACATAATCAGATTCAAGTACTTTATCCCATAAGCGTTCTGAGTATTTTCGTCCATTCCTATTAAGTTCGCCCCATTCTGCTACAGGACCTTTAATAGTTTTCAATACCCCCTTCCTTTTGGGAGCAACAACATTCTCATAGCACGAATTAGAAAATACATAATCATCCCGCACTAATTGTCTTGTATTACCCATCTATTTCACCCCTTCTATCACTGCTTTATATTTTAAGAAATACCATCAAGATATATATATAAAAAGAAAATACAGAACACGCTATTTTTATTCATGTTCTGTATTCTAACACACACTATTTATATATACCTTTATTACTTTTTAAAAATTACATACCTTTCTCTTGACCTAAAACTCTTGTCATAACGTGATTCCGTAGGTTCTAACACATGAGATGCAGGAAATACCCAAATTAATTTCTTATGTACTTTAAGAATATATTTACGTACCGCTTCCATGTCTCCCGCCTCACTGCGATAATCCCCATCTGTCATAGAGACAATCAAATCAACTTTAGGGTATTTGTTAGCCATTATTGTAAATGGAATGGATATATCTGTTCCTCCCATATCTCCTTTTAAAGTTCGCAAATATGTCATAGCATTTATATTTCCTTTTACTTCATGTATTGCCCCTGTTGTACTAGCAATACCTCCCGACCCCCAAGGAACAATTATAAATTTAACCTTAGACATTTTCCTTGCTAAAAACATAATATCTAATTGAGAGATTACCTCCTTAAAAGGCACTGACCCCATAGAGCCTGAGCAATCCAACATAAGCACTACTATTTTTATATCTTTATATTCATCCTCTCTTCCTGGGGGTGCGTCCTCTAATTTTTTATTAATCCTATTAGGGTTATTTCTAATAACCCTTCCCAGAGCCATATCCAAAATTCTCTCAAGTTTCTTCTTCCAATCAGAAACATCCCCAGGTTTAAACATAGTTGTCATTTTTTGAAGTCCCAAATCTTCCAGTAATTTGTTAGCATTTTTCAAAACATCATCTTTTGATTTATCATTTTTAGAATCCAACAATCCTTTATTTATCATATCTCTAAGTCGTGCCTTTTCCTGTAAAGGCATTTCCCAAGTATCCTTTCTAGAATCCGAGGGTTGATTAGGGTTCTCCTTCACATCTTTCTCATTCTGAATCTTATTAGCCTCACTCTGCCTAGTATCTTTTGTTGCATCTGATTGATTAGAAGTTATCCCCTCTAAATTTTTCCTAAAAATTTCCTCAGAAAATGTTCTAGGAATTACAGGTTCATTTGTATTTTTTGTTAGATCACTTGGGTTCTCTTGTTGAATCCCATCTTTATTACTAGGTTCATCTGTATTACTTTGGTCAACCTCATTATCCTCTGTATTAATCCCATCCTGATTTTGTTTCTCATTATCCTTAATATCCTGTTCAGGAGAGTTAGTACTATCTGTACCATTAGGGTTATCTTTATCGTCTCCCTCTCCCGATTGATCCGAGTCTGTGGGTTCTTTAACTACTACCATATCCTCTTTCCCAAAAGACCCAAGGAAATTTCCTGTCTTCTTGTATGCCTCATTAACCTCTACCTCTTCTACGTCATACTCAACATTATCCCCACTCTTTTTTACATTACTTATAATCCCAACCTTACCTAATTTAGGGATTCTTACGATATCCCCTACTTTAAGTATTGTATCCTTAAATTTACCTTTGTTATCGTCTGTTCCCTCTTGACCTTCTTTACCCTCAGTACCTTCTTGACCCTCAGTACCTTCAGTACCTTCTTGACCCTCTTGACCTTCAGTACCTTCTTGACCCTCAGTACCTTCTTGACCCTCAGTACCTTCAGTACCTTCTTGACCCTCAGTACCCTCTTTATCAGAACTACTCTTATCCCAAGATTTAGAGGGGTCTGCTTCTTTTTTATTATCAGCTTTACTTTGGTCATCTTCTTGTTTTATATCATCCATACCTATAGGTTCTGAGGGTTCTTGTCCCCCTCTAGGGCTACCCTCATCCTCTTGAGAATCCCCTTCTTGGGACTCCTCTTCCTTAGAAGGACTAGACTGAGAATTTCCACTTTGAGATTGTCCAGAGCCCTTTTGTTCTTCCTCTTCTTTTTCTTCTTCATCCATCACACTAATGTTAACAGGACTATCATCAGGGGCTTGTTGACCCTCCTCATCACCTTCAGGTTTAGGGGAATCATACTCCGCTGTTATATTCCTCTTTTTCTCAAAAGGATTATTAGGTTTAGAAGGCTCGTTTTCTGGGGGGGTTTCCTTCCCCATATCTCCCCCAGAGGACTCCTGTCTTTTCTGAATGAGAACTATATCTTTATCAAACTTATCTATAGTAGTATATTGCTTATTCCCAAAATTAACCTCTGACATAATAAAAACTCCTTCCTGTGTCACTATCCCACTATTTAATTATAACATGTTTTCCAAAAATTTTATGTATAACTATTAGGTAATTCCCTGATAAGAATTAGAACTCCCCGAATAAGTTCCACCAAACCCATCTGAATTTAGTTCTTTTAATACTGTATCAAAATCTTCTTGAGATTCAGGGTATACGACTTCGAGTTGTCCACCCTTATCTGAAACTATAATTCCTCTTCTTGCAGGAGTAGTAGGGGGTTGACCACAGATAGGGCATTTAGGTTGTTTATATTTAATTTTATCTTTATCACAACAATTCAAGTCTCTAAAAATTCTCCCCTTTAAAAATCCTTCAGTGCCTTGAACCACTTCTGTTTTTCTCGCATCCATTTCTTCTTGAGTTTCTGGCTCAGCCGCCCAATGAACTCCTCCGCTTGTGAAAACTTTAAGTATAGAGTTAACCAACGTCATAAAATCCGTAGAATTATTTCTAAAAGTAGGATCTACCCCGCAGGTAAATTTCACAAAAAACGTAGCCCCCTCAAAATTAGAAGTTCCTTTACTATTATCTACTCCTTTAACAGGATATCCTAAGTCATCATTCACTCTAAAAACATTCTTATCAAATTTAAAAACTTTAAAAAAGCATTTAGCTATACCCAGACCCAATTCATTTAGGGATTCAAACTTATTAAAATTGCCTTTAGTATCAGAACGGAATGAGTAGTCCTTACCAATCCCTACGCTTAACATAGTACGTGATTGGGAGGTTCTTCCAACTAATCCTGAAAAAATATTCTCTAGGTGAACATTAATAAAACTATCGCTAATAATATTATCCACATTATGATTTATAGATTCTACGGAAGCTTTACCTATAGATGAATCAGTATTATGTCGTATAATATGACTCATCTCATGAGCCAGCATAAACCCTAAAACATAAATATAACACTCTTCTAAACTCCCATATTTCTGATGATTAATTGCCCAGTCCTCAAGAGTAGCAACCATCACAAATTTAGGGTTATACATAAGTTGAAATCCTCTAATTCTAGGTTCATATCTAACTCCCATAGTAGCAATATCTAAACTTCTATTACTTTGAACTTGATTAAAGGTATGTTTAACTTCTGCAAATCTTTTTCCAACTAAATCGAGAGCAGCGTTCTTATAAGAGATAAAAAATCTATCTGTATCGCACATATCGACTATTTCATAAGTACTTTTGTATGGGGATTTAGGGTTAGTTTGGTGTACTCCTTTAAAGTCTCCCACATTACAGCCACTATTTGAAGATATTAATGAAAAGGAATACTTCTTTCCCGACTCAAGAACCTTATAATATAGGGTTACAAGGTCATCATTAGACTTAGCATCTTTAGGGAGGATGCTAAGTAATATAGAGAATACGTCTGTGGAAGTATCAATGCTTTGAGCGGTATTTTTAGTATATGGTAACTCTACCCCTGAAATAAAGTCTTCCACTTCTTTAAGAGAGGTGAATAATTTCTTATTTTGGTCTACTTCTTCTACAATAACACTCTTCAATTTTTTCCCAAAATATGTCTCTTTAACTTCTCGAACCAACTTTCTTCTAGCTCTATCCACTTAAATTCCCCCTTACCTTAATCAACTCTATTTAATTCCACATAATTTTTCTGCATCTCAAAACTTAAACAAGGCAAGTAATTACCATCTTCATCATAATGATCAACCCTTTTAGTAGCAAAGGATATATCTACCCCTAAATTTTTAGACCTCTCAACTTTCATGTAATAAGAAGCATATAAACCATCAAATCTATCTCTCAAAGACATCGTAATTAAGTTAGGACCTATGTCCTGAACCCCTCTGTAAAAAATCTTATTTTGAAGTATTAATTTAAAAATTCTCTCAAAACTAAGTTCAGGAAATATTGCTTTTATATAATCCCCACTATCATCTGTTTCTACTACTGTATAATCATAATCCCCTAGATCTAACCTATCTAAGTTCTCATCTATTATAAACTTATTAATCATAAACCTGTTCCTCCATCCTATTTAAATATTTTCCAATCTATCTTAAGAAAATTTTAATGGGGAAGTACTTTTAAATACCCCCCACAAAATCTTATATTAATTTTGCTCTATTTTGACTTATTTGAGCGGAGTTAGGGTTAGAAGCATTTTTCAATCTTACCAGATCCTCATCACTGATAGATGTTGAAAAAGCTTTAGCTACCATATCTTTAATAAACGTATCCCCAATCTGTTCAGCCTTAGCAAGGAAAGGATCTTCTCTAAGTCCCAATTTGGAGAGAAGCATTCTTCTATTATCTGAAATAGGAAGAATATCAAAGACATTTTTAAAGAATTCCGCACAATTTTCAGCGGGAATACTATCTTTCCAATAATCCCAGAACTCATCAATTTGTCCAACATAAGCAGCGATCTTATCATCTATAGTTACTTTAGATAAGGAGGTATTATACTGTAGTATATAGGGATTTATAAGGGCAATGTCTTCTAACATAGGGATTGTTATATTAGAGTCATTAATACTACCGAACCTATCATTAAAGAAAGGCATAAATCCAACGGTAAACTCAGGTCCGACATAACTTTCCATGACCTCTGTTCTAACACTGACCATAGCACCATCAGCGTCATTCAGTTCATCTATAATAGTTTGACAGAATAGTAATGCTGTTTTAACCTTACCCTCATTACCTGGGATACTCATTTGATTAATAATAATATTCTCCCCATCCAAGAGCATTTTAAACAATTCTTTAACAGGCTCTTCCACCCCATTAAACATTATAGTTTTATTTACAACTGCCAATTCCCAAGAAGGAAATTTCTGTTTAATACTTCTTATTAATTCTCTTAATGTAGAAACAGGGGCATTAATATCACTATCAACATAGGTTAACTCCTCAGCTAATTTAAGAATATTATTTCTATCAACAACATTAAATAGAGCTCCTCCATTCCACATAGAAGCTTGATACTCTCCATTAGGGAGTTTGTGTCCTCTCATATTTTTAATATGCTTACTTAGTTGTAATAACATACGAGATGACGGTTCTGCTCCTTCCAAAGCTCTCTGATCTACTTTTTTCATATTCCCAAGCAATTCCCCAACTTCCATCTCATTTATATAATCATACATAATACCATCTACTTCTCCAGCATCTACACGACTTTTTAGGAATGTCTTAAAGGATTCCGCATCTTTAGCGTCATATTCCTTTTTCCAATAAACTGAGAATCTAGCGGTCAGAGCTGCGTCTATTCCTTTAACTCCTGTATACCCTTCACCCATATTACAAGCCGATACAATTCTAACCTGATCTTTCATATGTGAGAAATCTATGCCAAAAATTTTGCTATCGGAGATCGCTTCAAAAACAGCGGAGAACATAGACTCATTAGTAACACGAGTACACTCATCGAAAAACAATATAGCTATTCTTCCTTCATCAAGAGCTTTCTTAAACAAGGTAGCGTAAGTAGAATCAGGATTACGAACTGTTAAAGTATCTACCAGTCCAGTGTTTGTAGTTTTCATAACCTCTTGAACAGTGTTAGCCAAATCATCTTGAAGTTGTCTAAATCCAGTGCCTTTTAGGGTATCTTTAGCTATATATTGAGTGAGGGGTTTTTTAGAGGGCATACCCATAATATCAACAGCATCCATTGAAGCTAGGTTAATATCGATAAGTACAGGTCTTTTCCCTGTTTCTTTTTCCACCTTATCACAGTACGCATTTATTCTAGCTGTTTTCCCTAGTGAAGAAGGCCCTATCATCATTGCTGGGATATTAGCGTCTAAGTTATTAAATAAAAAGTCCCCAACATCGTCTGATTTATCCGTCTCTACATATGAGGTAAAGCCGTACTTTGTTGTCAACAGAGTTAAAATATATCCTCCTGACTTAGTACCTATTAATCCCTCAATTATTCTAGGGTATAATACTTTATCTGCTTTCTCCCTAGTATAAATATATTTAGATACTGATTCCCAAGTTCTATAGTTAGGGAATGGGGTAGCAGAAGCGGTATCATCGTCTCCCGATTTATTATACTCTTCAACCACAGGGGTTTCGTCATAAATCAGAGTAGGATTTTTCTTTAGATACTCTACAATTATTGGATGTATATTAAATTCTCCTGTACCCATAGTAATAGTATTTCCAGTATCATCTTTTGTTTTGAGCATCTTCTCACTTTCAGCCCATCCCAACCATCTATCAGCAATTTTTTCAGGTACAACTTTAAGAGAGAGGAATCTATTTTTATATGCGGTGTCTAGGTCTTCATTAACTTTATAGATAGCATTTATTTCTGGGTATTTAAAGTTAATATTAGAGGCTGCTATGAATTTACATCCTTTCAGAGTCATCCCATAAAATACTTTCTTATTAAGTATTTGTGTTAGGACATTCTCTACTCCCGAGTCTGAGGTTCTTGTAATTTCATCAAAGAAAAGCACAGGGGTTTTCAGGTAATGGGTATAGTCTGCTAAAGTTTTATTAAGTGATTTAATTTGATCCGAATTTAGGGTTTCTTTCCTTTCTTGCACTTCGCTTCCAGTAGATGACCTCGATACTATCATTTCCCCAGTAGCTAAAATATCCTTTAATTTCACAATAGCTCTTTTACAATACTCTCTAAATCCATCACTACAAGTTACTAGCTCCTCCATAGGACATGAGTAGGAATATTCCCCTGACTTATTATACAGTCCTGAGTAGTCTAATCTTGATGTAAAAGCTACTCTAAAATCCACCATTCTAAACCCAAATTTATCACAAAGTTCTTTAACCGTAGCGGATTTAAATACCCCAGTAGGTCCAATAAGTAGAGGAACTACTTCATCCCCTTTTTCATTAATTAAATCCTGACCATCAGGTAATTGAAAATAAGCATTCAGCCATTTGAAGACAAAATCATCTGATTGAATTTTAACAGTAGGTTTTTTCATCCCACCCTTTTCAAATTTATCAAGTTCTGCTTGAAAGTCCAAAGCCTCGCTAACCCCCTGATTACTATCTGTGGGTTCTAACATACTAAATACAGAGATTTTCTCGCCCATTTTAATAGTCATATCAATACCCAAGACACTTAAATTATCCAAAGCGACTTGAACCCCATTAACTGCGTTATTAATAAATATAGGGTTTATAACATTTTCCACAATTTCGTATGCATTTCCGTATTTAATTTCAGCATTAGTTCCATTCATCTCTATATATTTTGCTACTTCCCCATAATTTATAGTAGTAACATCAGCGACCATAAATGTACCATCATACTTACTTTTTACATAATAAGAAAATGCATCCGTTTCAGCAAAAACCTTAATTCCAAGGGGTTGAACGTCTAGGACTTTAATAACTCTATTTTTCATATAATCTTGAAATATCAAATCATTTTCAAAATTATCTATACCCTTATCGGATATGATAGGGCAGTAGATATCAGAGACATTAATAGTATCAATTTTATTCTTAATTAAAAGACCCTTTTCTAAAAAAGGTAAAAATCTTTGATAGTACATTATTTAGTTCCCTCCTTTGATACTACTCCTAAAATCATTAATATTCTCTTTATAGCAGACCCTATAAATCTTTCCTCAATAGGCTCTATCTTAACTTTGAGCCATTCATCTATTGTCTTAGTCCTTAAGTCCTCAAAATTTACATAATATTTAAGAACTGTGGTGTCTATACCCAAATCTTTTAGTTTATACGCTGTCGTTATATCAGTAGAACTATCAACATTATATGTGGATACTGCACTTAAATAGGTTTCTACCAATTTTGTTATAATAACAAAGTAAATTAAGTAGAATCCTAGCATAACTTTAAGGTTAGTTTCTTTACCTTTAAAGTCTTCCAATCTTTTATGAACTTCCTGAATGAATTCAACAACATTTCTAAGTTCAGGACCTTTAAACATGAATTTATATTTCGCATCAATTATATTTTCGAGTTGAATGGAGTCCATATCTATAACTGACGAATACAATTTCATATTATTATCAAAGTCTGACCCCATATACTTTATAAATTCTAGAGCATTAGGACGATACTTTTCAAAATCTACCCCTGATGATACAAAAGATTTGTAGGATAAATACATCTTATCTTTAAAATATAAAAAATCCTTCATCATTTCACCTCTTCTTTCACAAGTTATATATAAAGTTTATTTAAACTTAGATACCATTCTATCTGCTATCTTTTTAACCAATTTTCCTGCTGAACCTAACGATCTAGAAACGAATACCGCAAAATCTTTTTGACCTTGTGTAGTAGATTTAGAGTAAACAAAGCCTCTATCCATAAAATGAGATACTTTAGAAGCATAATTAACAAGATTTTTCTGAAATTTCTCACTTGTTATTTTATTAACTTCATTCTCAATTTTAAGTTTGTTAAGTAATGTTTTATATAGAGTCTCATTTCCTAATGCAGTAGCTACATCATAACTAAAGAACATATCCTGGTCCCTATTAATACCTCTTAAGATATCTAACAAATTGTATGTAGCTATCTTATCATCAGGAATAGACTCTACACTAATCACCTTACTATTAGGGTTTCCTTCCCCCTCATCTGCATAACTCCCACTACTTAAAACTGCCAATTCTTTTCTCTTAGAAGAAGTATCCGATTTTGCAATATCCATCCTAGACCTCCTCGCAAATCCAGTAGACACAAGCTCCCTTGCAAATATAGGGGGAACTTTAGCCTCGGAGATATTTTTGAGGAAAAGAGCTTCAAGGGAAGTTGTTTTAGCTGTCCCTTTCAGTAAGGAGGTCATATCCTTTTTCATATTACTCATAACTTCTTGGGTATTAGCTTCAGGTGCAAAGTTATCAAAGAACTCTTTAGCTATATCATCGATACTAACCAACAGACTTTTTATAAATTTAGTAATAACATCTATAAGTTCTTCGTCATCCCACAGGTATATAGGTAAGAGGGTATCTTTTTTTACAGTAGGTTTAGATATAGCATTATCTCTATAGTTCATTAGTACAGATTTAAATTCCAGAGCGGTAGTAGTACCTTCCACCAGAGTCTTTGCATATTCTACTATACTAAACCCTTTATAATCTAATTTAAAAGATTCTATTATATATTTCGCCTCATCTTTACCTATTAGGGATTTCTTCTCTTCCCCGAATAAAAATATGCCTAACATTTCAGCCACGTTAAAAAGAGGAATATACCCTGAGTTATTGCCCGAGTATCCCAAGACAGCACACAGAGATTCTGTATTTACCATTAATCCCCCGAACCCAACATATCCCCCATCATCGGAACACTCTTTGTAATTAACTTCCATTAACATACTAGAGGCTCTATTGAAATCAATAAGAGGGGTAATATTTCCTGCTAATAGAAGACGATTAAATCTTTCTAATACGGTCATGATTGTTCCATTTTTACTATCAGGAATAACATTAAAACTTTTATTAGCTGCTCCCAACATTTTCAAACCTCCTTTCTCATGCAATTATTTTAAAGCTATTTAGAAGAATCTTATTTATTTTATCTATTAATTTACAAGATGTTATCAAGTTAGAGGTATCAAATGCAACCTGTTTAATAGTATTATTAAGCTGTAGATCACTACTAGGAACACTTGTATCGGATATTTTTAGAACGTCCACAGTAGTATCATCTTTAGGGATAATATTGTCTAAGATATTCTTTTCCAGAAATATACCTTGTTTAAAATAATTTTTATACAATTTTCTATAAGAGGTAATAGTATTTTTAAAGAACATATCTCTATCATCCTCATTCTCCAAGTCATAATTATCTTTAATCATAATTAGGTCTTCATCCTTATATTTCATCCCATCTAGCACAATATATGAAAGTAAGTCCTCTCTACTTAATTTTGTCAAATCTTCGCTCCCTTTTAAGTCAAACATAGAAGCCATTAAGTATTTATTATCAATCGATGTAGAGGATCTTCTTACCCCATTTGTATTACGAGAAAGATCTGCTATCTCCGCTACAAATATCCCAGCCATATCAGCTCCAACATTGCTATTCATGAATCCACCACTACTTTGATTATAGCCGTAAAATGCCCCAATACTACCATAACTATCCTTATCACTTACAGAATCTTTAAGAATAGTTGTAGTTAACATTTCCCCATATATTTTAGAGTGCATATCAAAGAAAGTATCTAGGATAGATAAAACTTTAGAAGCTAATTTATACAGTCCAATAAACTTATCAAATATTATACACAAAGCCCCCCAAAGTATTCTCCCAATCTCATCATCGGATAAATTAGAAGCATCCGCAGACACGGTGGTATTTACGTGTATATAATTCAATAATACAGATTTAAAAGAAAGGTCTGTTTTTTTTACTTTATCGACTACATCACTAAGACCCTTAATTAGTTCTCCAAGGTCTATATCTTGACTAGGAAGTGCATACATAATATCAAATTTAATAGATTGTATTATTTCTTTCATAATATCAACATTTTCAATGGTAGGCTTAACTATTTTAGTATCAGTATTCCAAGGAACATCACTAGTGCATAAATTACCTAAGTATGTCATACTAACTTTACCTTTAACTACTACATCAAGGTCTTCTGTAATATCCATACCCAAAAACTTAAAAGTAGGGATATTTCCGTTAGCCACCCTCATCTCTATATTTAATCCATCTGATGTATCTGACAACTTAAAATTTGAATCCCCTTCATTTCTTGTATTTGCCCAATTACGAGTATTTAAAATTGATGGGGAATTTAGCAATCCTACTAACTGTTTATAATCATCTTTATACTGTCTATTAGTTTTAGTGAACTTAACATTACTAGACATACCTGAAAAAGGCAGTCCTGTCTCAAGAAAATTATTTTTACTAAGACTCATAGATACTTTTTTATAATTCAACAGAAATCATCTCCCTTCATATTCTCTTTTAATATATATAATTGAATAATCATTCCTCTTCTTCTCCGTACCTTTTTTTCCAATAATAAGACTGTACCAAATCTTTATTAATCCTCACCCAATTAGAGGACAGTACTTGTAAAACAGCAATCATATGTTTACACACTGTTCCTTCAAGCCGTGGGTTTCTAATTTTAGGGAATCTATTTTCTTTATATATACCATAGCCTGTCTTATATCCCATGTATTTATATCCTCGATATAAAAAATCTGGGCAGGAACAGAACACGGAAATATCTCCATTTAAGAGGAGATTTACCACATCTTTTTTCTTAAGATCTTTAAGACTTTTAATATCTTTTATATCAAGAAGTTTAACATACTGGTAATATTTTTTATTAGGGAAGGTTTGAGAAGGGGTATTAAAAATAATCCATCCTTTAGTTTTAGCTATCCCTTTATAATGGACAGTAATAGTTTTAGATCTTTGCAATCTTTTAGTTTCCGCTCCCCTAACCAATTCTTTTGCAAAAGCCTCAAGGATTTTATTCTTTTTATAGGTCTTATAGAAATCTCCCATATTTATCTTGTAGGAATTTCCTTGTCTCATCAATAGTTACCTCATCTTTCAACAGTTTAGAAATCATACCCTGAAAAATCTCAATAGGGTAATTCGTAATGTTTTTATTTCTACACTCACTTTCAATAATCATATGAGTAACCAATGAGGAGAGCATTTTTAATAAATTATGTTTACTTACCCCCTCATGAATTGATTTACACAAGGTTTTATATATTGTCTTATTCTTTATACTTTCCAGTAACTCAAAATCAAGGGAGGACTCCGAAACAACGGAATCCAGCCCTTCATACACTAAGACATTTAATTTATTAATTTCAACAATATCTGACCTTTTATAAGCATCTTCTAGGAGCTCTAATATCTTTTCTATTTTCATAGTATCCCCACCTTTAATATCCCTCTTCTGTTTCCGCACTAGGTTCTTCAATAGGGGTAGGTTGACCCTCTGCCCAAGCTTTTAATATTTCATCCATTTTTACACTAGAAATATCGGATGTATTAATGCCTACCAAGCTCAACAAGTAATCAAATATCTTAGCTTTATCTAAATAAGTCCCAAATTCTGTGAGCAATGTGGTTAGGGTATCAAATATAGACATATGAGCCATAAGATCCTCTACTTTTGTTGCATCTTCAGCGGAGGTCACGCTTCTAAGTACCACATCAAATTTATCCACATCATCTACTCTACCTCTATATAAAAGATAGTTATTACATAAATCTGTTATACCCTCTTTCAATATCTTCTGAGCTCTTTGGACAGTTCTTGCATATCGAATATCCAATTTAACCAGACTAGTATTTCCCAAACTCCCAGGGAGTTCCTCTTCAAATCCTAAATAAGCTTTAGGTATTTTTATTGTAGCGAATTCCTTATTACGGAAGTAGTCAATATCAACGATGGATTTAACGTCTATAGATTCATTAACAGAATCAATAACTATATCTCCTTTACCTTCTCTAACAGGAATATACACATTAGAGTTGATAGGGATAGGGGAAGGATCGGTACGCATACCTCTTCCTTTGGACATTTTTGTAGACCCTTCAATTCTTCTTCTAACGTCCATGACAATTTCTTGTGTTTTAGTAGGACCTGCATTTCCCACTTCAACTTTAACGACATTATATTGAGTAGATCTAGCTACTCTTGACATTATGAGCATATTATCTAGCAGATTAACTATTCTATAGATATATCTAGCGTTATCTACTAGGGAAGTTCCCCCGACTTTAAAGCATGTAATATCTTCGAGTTGTCCCTCTTTATTTCTTACTTTAATTTTAACCTTTTTACGGTTAGGCAATTTGGAGTTAAGGAAGTGAATAAAATTAGCTTCTTTTTCTAGGGTAGGTTTTTCATTCTCCTCATCGATATACCCCAAAACTTTCCCGAGGTATTCTACTCTTGATACTTTATATCCCTCAACTACATTCTCGTAATATACAGCATTAGAAGAGCCCAGTTTATATTCTCTTCTACGCAATTTAAAGTCCCCATGTTTAACAATTTCGAATACCCATTCCCACACTCTTTTTTCCATCTTGATATTATTCTCAAGAAACTGGTTTAGGAATTCCTCTAATTTCTTATCTTCTGCTTCTATATGAACAATTTTATTATTAGTAGTTGGATTTGACTGACTACAGTCATCAGCCATCAATTCCATAGCAGAGCCTATAACAGGATCTCTGCTCATTTCCTCATTTTCTTTATAGGTTTCTGATGAAGAGTAATCGGATTTTAGAGCATCTATCAAGTTACCCATTTTAATATCATTAGAGTCCAACATTTTTCTTATATCATCAGGGGATCGATTTACAACCTGCTCAGTAATTTCTACTACGGAATCCCCTAGAATATTAGGGGTATTCCCTCTCAAGTCACGATTATCAAATAATTCCTTACTAATAACCTCATTAATTGGAGTAATATTTTGTGAGTTATCCTCTAAAATTACGGAATCTTTATCTCTTCCCACAGCAATTTTCAATCCTAATAAATTAAATTCCATTTAATATCAAACCTCCTTATTAAATTAATAATTATCAATCATCAAATCAATTTCTTGGTTAATCATTTCATCTACACTTAACTGTTTCACGTATCCCCCCCGCATACTTCCAAAAGATAGGGGATTTGCATTTAAGAAATCATTTACCCCATCCCCCTCACTACTATCCCCATAACTAGCCTGTAATGCATTAGACACCGCCCCCGCAAGACTGTCTGTAACGTCCTTACTGCCCGCTTCCCCTGTATCGAACTGTTTAGGATGATCCACTTTCCTTTTCATTCTATTATGTATAAGAGCGAACAATTCTTTTTTCATAGGTTCATAATCATATATATTAAGTCTTTTCTCATACAGCAAAGTTATCATATCTATATAAGCTTTATCGTTTCTATCTACAGACAAGTATCCAACATTATACCCCATCTCCTCTAAAATCTGTCTGGATTCTTCTGAGGAGAATATATCATAGGATACTTTCCCTAACTTTAATTTATAAAAGAGATTCAGATAAGCAACAAAATCTCTTATTTTATATATAGCTATTCTCTTAGGGGGTTTAGGAGGTTCTATTCTCAGCATAAAGTCTACATCGAGAATAGACTTTTTAATTCCATCCTCTTCGATAATATCTTTAACATATACTGAAGAGATACCAGTGCTATCGGATACTACGGATTGGTCAATATGAATATAGCGTGGTTTAGTAATATCTTTAAACACAAAATCTTTTTTCAAATAATCCTGAATTCTCAGAGAATCCCCAGTACTTATAGTAATTACTTCACTAATAAAAGGATGTTTAAGAGAGTCTTTACAGCATTCTTGGTACACTATCTTTGATGTAAACAATCTTCCAGAGGGTGCTACGGAGATACCTCCTATATCTTGCATAGATTGTATTATATTTGTCTCAAAGCCTTGTTTAAGTTCAA